TGTATCCGCGTTGGCGGCAGCGGTTTTCCAGTTGTGATCTGTGGCAGCGGATCATGGGAGCACCGATAAAGTGATGGTCGGCTTGCCAGGGTCTTGGCAGACAGCAGCTTCGCTCAAGTATTTTCCGTCTGGGTCCCTTTCCGCGGACCACCCCGGAGCAGGGCCAAACGTGGTAAATACGGCATCGCCGAGCTCAACGCTGACCGGAAGAAGAGTCTCTTCGTCATGCTCGACATTGAGCACCGGATAGCACCACGAGCAGACGCGGTATTGGTTGTGGGTGTTGCCGCCGAACCCGACCATCCGCTCAATCAGGCCGCACACATAAGAATTTGTGAGGCCCCCTCCTCCCCATCGCCATCCGCACGAACCAGTGCGCACAATGCCAGCGGAGAAGTGAGGCACCCTGTGGTACTCAAAGCATCCGCCCCCGGCTGAAGCATCTTGCCAGTCCTCGCACCACTGCCCGGTGGTATCTATGACGTTTCCAACAACCAAAACGGACGAAGTCCATCCACACCCATTATCGTGAACGAAGTCTGGACCGAAGCCGCCCGCCAGGCTGCTTGAAGAGAAGTCTCCCCAGGTGACTTCGGTAAACATGGCATCCATGTCTTCGGCCGAAATCCGTTTGCATGCGTCTACTTCCTCGTATTCGCCGCCGCCTTGGATGTGCGCCGTCGCGCCGTCTGTGTTTGAATCTGGCAAGCCGTTTGCTGTGATGTCAATGTCGGAGCAGTCCTGCACGTTCTCCGGCGCTACGAAGTTGCCATAGGCCGCAGGTCCGCCTTGCTGCAGGTACAGCCCGACGCGCCAGCCACCGGGCAGCTGCAGATTTGGATCACCATTCCCGCGATACTCCACCATCACGGCCTCGGCTTCGAGCGAGCAATCGTCGATGGGGGCGCATGTGTATCCGTAGATACACTTGTCAAAAGGCCATTGCGGATTCGGGAAGAACGGGTAGATCGACCAGTAATTGTATAGACGCCGCACGACGATAGACCGGCCGTTATATCTGTTGAAACAACTCTCAAACGTCTCGTGCGCTAAGTAGCCGTCGCCGCCGTTGTCGATGCTCAGCGACACGACCTGACCGAATGTTTCGCTCGCAGTGTCTTCGTCGATCTCCACCGACAAGCTCGCGCCGGCCCCCGCGCTGGGCGGCGCGTCCGTTACCGTAACCGTCACATCGGCGACGTAAGGCGCGACGCTCGCGTCCTCGCGGTAATAGTTTCCGCCGTTTCGCACGTTCCAGCCGTTCGCGCCGTCAGTCCGCCAGTATGTGCCGCCATAGCTGACGTGTACCTGCTCGATACTACTGCCCTGCTTGTAGTACGCGCCTTGTTCCAACAGCTCCACCGCCAGCACAGCGCCGTTCTCGTCGACGGACGAGACGAGGCAAATCGCATCCTCCCCTGGCATGACCACCCCGTCGGTTACGATGCCCTCGAAGGAGTCCCCCTCGACGTAGCCAGAGCCGCCATCCACGACAACAAACGCCGTGACCCGCCAGACCGATCGGCCGGAGCCTTGCCAGTTTTGTGTCTCCGTGAGCGTGACTGTGACAACGGCTCCGCTGCCGGTAAAGGTCCATTCGACCACCGACACCGTTGGAGCGACTCGATTGGTTTGGATCTGCGCCGCAGCCGCTGCTTGCGTTGTGTCTTCCGTCGCGGCGGTGATGGTCACGTACGCTAAGTCCGTGTAGCCGCTGCCGCCGCTGCCCACAGTAATCCCGGCGACTCGCCAAGTCTTCGGGCTGCCTACGTTTTCGGCGATCGAGACCGTCAGGCTTGCTCCGGTTCCGCCCGATACGGATGCCGTCAGCGTCGGCGGCTCGCGTTGCTCGCCAAGCCTGACAACTGCATCTGCCGTCGCCGTGTCGCCTTCGGACACAGTGATCGTGAGTTCATCGCCCTCGACGTAGCCAGAGCCGCCGGTCTGTGTGACTTTCGCCACCTTCCAGTAGTCGATGTTGCAAGCATCCGTCGCGTTCGCCAGCGTAACCGTGAACGTGGCACCCGTGCCGCTGCCGCCGCTCGCTGTCAGCGTCGGGGCGACGCGGCCGAGCTGCGCGTAGCCGCTGCCGCCTCCAGTGAGCGACACCGCCGAGATCGGCCCCTTGTCTGTTTCTGGATCGCCGCCCGGCGCGGTGACGCGAGCAGTCGCGCCACTGCCGAAGCACGACTGAAACCCGAGCTTGATCAAATCCGGCCCTTGCGTCTTGTCGCTGTAGCCGTCAAACGTGACGGTCAACGTTTCCGGCAGCGTGCCTTCCGTGCAGGCACTGCACCCGCAGCACGGCGTACACGAAAACAGCATCCCCACCGGGTACAGCCCGGCCGCGAACGCCAGCACCGCCCAGAGCGGCAGCAGCGTCGGCTCGGCGGCGATCAAGGCGAGGAGGTCCATCTAGCACTCCGCGACCACGAGGTAGTACGGGCCTGTCGCCCCTCGCTGGAGCCCGACCCACTTGTTCGCCTGGACGTCGCCCCACTTGTTCACGCAGCCCTCTAGCGTCTTCGGCGGCGTGCTGGCGGTCTCGTTCGGAGGTGTGCCGGATTCGTAGAGCGTGATCGTGGCAAGGGTGTTTTTTGTCCACGTTGCGGTGGTCTTGCCGATGCGCAGCGGCTTGCCGCCGCCAGACTCCACCGGCCGCTTGAACGTCAGCGGCGCCCCGTCACGCTCGCCCGTCTCGACGATGCGAACGACTTTGGCGATCCGCTCCGCAGCACCGCGAGTGAAGTCAACGCGAGCGTCAGACATCACTCCTCCAAGATTTGCAGGAGCAGCCGCGACCCAGGCGCATCAGCCTTGGCAGCGTAGTTCCCCGGTGCGAGCCGGAAGATACCGGCCTCGCCAGCCTTCAACCGCACGGCATCAAAGAGCGTCGTGCCGCTGATTCGCCCCAGCGAAATCGTATGCGTGCCGCTGGTTGCCAGCGACCTAGCGAAACACAGCCCAAGGTTTGATGCCGACGCCGTGGTAATCGTCTGCGTCGCCGTGCCCAGATTGAGCGTCAAAGCGAGCAGCCCCGTCGTGGAGAAGTCGCTCGTGATGCCAGAGGCGTTGATGTTCTGCTGCAACGCACCGGCGTTGACGTTCAGATTCACGCTATAAGAAATGTCGGCCATGGTTCCTCCTAGTTCGGCGGCGTGCCGAAGAAGTTTGACATAGAGATGCGGGTGTAGATGCGGCGAGTGAGGATGGCAGGAAGCGAGGCGCCAGCCTGTTTGCCGCCGCTGCCGTTCAGGGCAATCGGGTTGGCCGACGCGACTTGCTCGCCATCTGGCCCTTGAACGTCGGCGCGTTTCTTGACGCTGCCCTCGATGTAATTGAAGCCCACGTCAGGCAGGAGAAGATTCCATCCTGTTTGTCGGCCGAGCAGTTCGCTCGTGATCTTCCAAAATCGCACCTCTTGGCCGTTGACCTGCTCCACCGCTTGCTCGCCCGAAATGCCCTGCACCTTGATGCAGTCCGTGGCGAAGCCGAGATACGAGCCGTCGTTGACGCAATTCGTCACCGCCGCTGCGAGCGCCGACGGAAACTGCTGGCGATTGCTCGTGATCGTGATTTTCTGCTGGGCTTCGTCAACGGTCAGCCCCTCGAAGAAATCGCCAGCCGAGTTCGTGAGCGGCTTCTGCGTCGAGCCGTCGTAATAGGTCAACGCCGGAACGGCCACACCTTGCGTCTGGAACTTCCACACGTCGGGACGCAGCCACGGCAGGAGGTCGATCTCGCGCTCGTCAGCCTCGGGGATCTTGTACTTGGCGACTACCTCGTGCCAGTAGCGGTTGTTCTCGTAGGCTTCGCTGACCGTGACTTCGTAGCACTCGGCCCACGCGATTTCAGGATGCGACGAACCGTGCGTGCAGCCGATTGTCTGCACGACAGTCCCAGCGTTCGTGTCGGGATCGTCGAGCGTGGCGACGAATCGACGCTCAAACTCCGGTGACGCACCGATCAGATGCGTGACGGTTCGCGGTAGTTCACGCCATTGCCGTACGGCCATCAGCCAGTCCCCGCGAGGATGTCAACCTTCTCGGCCTGGAGCTTGGCAAGCTCTTTCCGCATCTTCTCCAGTTCCTTCGTCTGCTTCTTGGCCTCCGCGATGGCGGGGTCTTCCTGCAGCGTGTCGAAGAACGCCGAGATGCCACCCGAGCGGAGGTCGTTGATTTCGACGGAGCCGGTGCGGACGTTGGCAAGTTCTTCGACGCGGGCGAGTTCGATTTCGAATTGCTTGTCCAGTAGAGACTCTTGCCGCTTGGCGATGTCTTCGTTCAGCTTCTCCACTTGCTTCGCGGCTTCCTCGCGGGCCTTCTTCGCACCGCTGGCAATGTCGGTCTCGCGGGCTTCGACTTGATCGAGCGTCGCCAGCCGTGACGTGAGGGCGCTGACCGCCTCGGTGTCGCCTGCAGACCGGGCGGCCTGGAGTTGTTCCTCGACTCGCACGATCTCCTGCTGAATCTTCAGCAGGTTGTCGGCGGCCTTAGCCCGGCTGGAGTCGCCGCCGAACTGCTCGTCAATGCGGATTTGCTCCAGGCTTGCGGTGACGATCTTGTCAACTTCCTCCGCCTGCTTCGCCGCAGCCTCGGCAGCCTCCTGCCGTGCCGCGAGTTCTTGGTCGATGGCGGAATTGACCTTTGCCTGGAGTTGTTCGATGCGTGCGATTTCGTCCGCCGTCATCTGCCCGTCTTCCTGGGCAGCGGCGATAGCAGCCTCAAACTCCCGCATCGGCGCGACGATGGCACTGCTCTGGTCAACGATGCCATTGAAGAACGAGTCGAACCGGTCGCGGGTTTGCTCGATGTTGGTGTTGATCTTGAACTCGGGAGCCTGCGACTCTTCAAACTTCTGGCGAACCCCTTGGATGAACTGGGTGGCGGCGCCTTGCCCGGCGGCCTGCGGGGAGGAGTCGCCGCCCGTGAAGGCGTTCGTCACGGCGTCGGCGGCGTTCTTCGCGGCCTGCTCCAGTTCCTTGCCGTTCTGTTCGAACTGTGCCCGCCCGCTCGCCTGCAAGTCCTTCCCGAACTGCTCTAGGTCGGAACTGACCCAACTCCCCAGCCCTTCAAGAATCTTCCCGAGTCCGATGATGAGGAGGTTTCCGACCCGCTCAAACGTGTTGAACACGACGCGGAGCCCTTCGCTGATGCCCACCAGCAGGTTGCCGATGAACTTGAACGTGGCCCCGGTCGCTTCAAGCACGCCAGTGAAGTCGGAGAAGTTGCCGACGAAACTATCGAAAACGCCCGCAAGCGTTTCGGCTCCGTTCAGCAATACCTCCGTGATAGCATTGGCGATACCTGTGCCGCCTGTGCCTTGAGTGCTAGTGCCTTCCCAGACCTTTATGTACTCAATGATTGCATCAGTGACGGCCGTGACCGCCGGAGCTAAGTTCCCGATTACCTGGCCAATTATGCCTGTGATGGTAAATCGCACCTTATCAAAGGCATCATTCATTTCACCAATGTTCGAGATTTGCTGGTCGCTGACGATTGCCCCTAGCTGCTTGGCCTCGACGCGCAACTCGTCAATGCTCGCCGCCCCCTCGCGGAACAACGGAGCCAGGGCGGCCCCCTGCTTGCCGAACACGGCGACCGCTGCGGCAGCACGGTCAGCCGCAGTCGGAAGCCCCGCAATGGATTCCGCGATGGTCGAGAACTGCTGCTCGGGAGCCAGCCCGCGAAGCTGGGCCACCGAAAGATTGATGTTCCGCAGCGACTTGTCGAGTGCGTCCCCCGGCGTTGCCTTGCCTATGTTGACGGCGAGTTTTTGAACCGCCGCCCCGAACGCCTCGGTGTCCACGCCAGCGAGTTTCGCCGCCAGCGAGTAGCCCTGGAGCGCCTCGACGCCGATGCCGGTGCGAGCCGACAAGTCATTGAACGAGTCAAATGACGATGCGACACTCGACACGAACTGCGAGACGCGATTCACGACGCCAGAGATGACGTTGCCGATTGCCTGCAGCCCGTCGATGATCGCCCGGCCGATCTCAATGGCAGACAGAACGCGGACGTTCTTCGTCAGCGATTCGATGTTCTTGTCGGTCTTCGTTGCAGACTGTCCGACCTTGTCGAGATCCGCCCTTGCTTTTTCGGCTGCCCGATTGAACTGCTCTTGGCTAAGACGCCCCTCGTCGAGATGCGACTGAAGCTCTTGGATCTGCGCGTCGTACCGCTCCTGCGGCGTGAGGTTCGCCTGAATGATCCTTGACGCTGCAGCCAAGGCGGCCGCCCGATCCTGCTCTGCCTTTGCCGCTGCTGCGTTCGCGCCGCTGACCTCGGCGACTGCGCGGTTGTACGTCTCTTCAGAAATCGCGGCGTCGGCAAGCAAGCCATCAAGCCTTGCTAGCTCCGCAGCACGCTTCTCTTCAGCGGTCGCGTACTGCTGTGCAACTCGCAGACCTTCGTCTAAGACAGCCTTTCTTGCACGCTCGGCCGCTTCCGCAGTGGCAGCCGCTTCGGCCGCCACTCTCGCCCTTTCCTTCTCGGCAGCCGCCGCCGCCTCTGCAGCGCCGCTTGCTTGAGCGACGGCACGGTTGTACGTCTCTTCGGTAATCGCACCCTTGGAAAGCAAATTGTCAAGACGCGCAATCGTCTCGGCTCGCTTCTCCTCCTCGGTGCGAACCGACGCAGTGACGCGAGCGCCTTCCTCGAACGCCGCCGCAGCGGCCCGTGCCTCTTCGGCCAACTTCTCAAAGGCAGCCGCAAACTGCGTCGCACCGCCGCCGTCTCGCAGGTTGTTAATAAGATCCTGTGAGCGACGGGCAAACTCTTCCTGCGCCCGCGCGGCACCGGCACTGCCGGAAGCGAACTTGTCAAACTGGCTCGTGAGCTTCTCGGCCTGGTCGCCCAGCCCAACGAGCGCACGCTGCACCGGATCGAGCTTCAGCCCGCTGGCATCCGCCGTGACCCGCAACGCCAGTGAGAGGACATTAGCCATCGTCGGTGTCGCCTAGACCAAACTGCCGTCGCAACTCCAGCAACGCCGACAAGTCCTGCGACTCGTGCTGCGGAGGCTTCTCCACCGGCACGAAGTCTTCGGGCTTAGGGCGTTTCTGGTTCTTCCCGATGTGCGGAGCCAGGAGGGCCGTGACGATCAACGCCGTCTCCCGCCACGAATCCGGCAATGCGGAGTAGTAGCGGTTGTAGGCGATCCATTCGCTGAACTCGGCGGAATCCATCCGCGTGCCCAACTCACGAACCGTCATCCGCAAGTCCCGCGCGACGGCAAACATGTACCGCCGCGTCGGGCTTGCGTTCAGCCTTTTCCCAACTCCTGCACATCCTCCTCAGTCATCCGATTGTGTTTCATCGCTTCGTCGAACAGCCGCCCCATGACCGCGCCGCTCTTCTGGGCAAGAGCGTCGATCTGGTCGCGGGTAAACAGGAGCTTGCCGCCTTCATCGCACAGCACGCCCGCGAGGTACTGCGTGCGGAAGTTGTCGATGCCCGTTTCCTTCTTGCCGATCCACTTCCGCTCGTAGGCGTCCCGCTCGCCCACGCTCATCACACGGATGAACACGTCGCCGCCCCACTCGGGGACGTGAACCTTTTTCAGCCCCATATCGTCGGCGGAAAGAATCTGCTCTGCCGTCAGTGCCATGTGTCGCGTACTCCTAGGGATTGCTCGGTGCGTTGAGCGTGTCTTGAATCCTAAAAGTGAACGCAAGTCGAACGGCACTATTTGCGGCGGCGTCGATCCGCACGCCGCTGTAGATGCAATCGCTGTCAAACAGCGTGGTAACGCTGGCGTTGCTCGCCGTCCCATTGGGAGCGAGGATCGTCAGCCGCTTCCGCTTTCCGTACTCGGCGGTCGTGAGATTCGTCGCTGCGAACCCGAGCAGCCGCACGGTGCCCATGTTGGGCGTCCATGTGGTCGTGCGGCCTCGGGGCAGTTCGCCGCCGTAGATGTCGGCTTCAATAGCCTGGACCTCGGAGAGCGTCTGGCCTCCCCAGGTCAGCGTAAAGCCTTGGCATGGAATCGCCACGACGGCCTCCCGTCGTGATTAGCGGGCGACCGTAAGGACGCCCTGCCCACGGATGGCGTCGTTCGTCGCCAGCGTCAGCGTCGAACTCTGCACGGTGTAATAGCTCGCCGTGGTGCCGCCGACCAGCGTCGAACCGGCAACGGTGATCTTGTAGGTGCCGGTCGCGCCGTCCGAGATGACGATTTTCCCGAGGTAGTCGAACGTCACCTGCCGACCCGAGCCGCCGTCTTCAGCGGGCAGCACAAGCGGGGGCGTGAGCCTTGCAGCCAATTCGCCGGTGGTCTGGCCAAGGTGTGCCACGTCGATCTGCGTGTTGGCAGCCGCACCAGGGTCAGTGTTCGCCAGCACGATGTTCGTGACTACATACGTCGTGGCGCCGAGCGTGAGGGTCGTTCCAGAGCCAGCAACTGCGGTATCGTGCGGAGTCGAGAATGACACTGGTCAAGTCTCCTGCCAGAGAATGGTGTAGGTCTGCGTCACGCTATAGACGGGCGGCAGGTCGCCGCCAGCCAGTTGCACGAACCCGTCGCTCTCGTTGAGCAGCGACACGTTGCGAACTGAAATCCAGTTTCCCAACGCCCCCCCGAAACCATCCAGTGTTTCCCGGCAGCGGTCGGCCAGTTCCCTTACTGCCTCATAGGTCGTGTCGTACATATCGACCGCTAGCGTCACGTTGGCGACGCCAGACGGGCCGGAAAGCGTCGCCTCCCGCTGCACCCCCTGCCGCCGCCAGGTCAGGAACGGAATCGCCGCCGACGCCGGGGCAATCACCGGATAGACCCGGTCGCCGATCAGCTCGGCCATCAGGGGCGAGGATGCCAGGGCTGCGGCAATCAGCCGCTCGGGGGATTTGACGCTCATTCGCCAATTACTCCTGACGCCGACCGGGCCAGGGTGCTGACGGCCTGCTCCAGCGACAGCCGCAGTTCCCGCTGGAGGATCTCTGCCACGGTCGGCTGGGTTTGATCCCAGGCGGTCTTGAGCGGCGGCGGGCCGCTGCTCCCGCCTGGACGCATCGCGGTGATCGTGATCGGCGACCGCGACTTCCGAAAGAAAGCATTCGGGTAGCCTGGGTCGGTGATGAAACCCTTTTCGCCGTTGCGGAACTTTTGGATCTTGAACGGCCCGAGCGAATTGAAGCTGCTCGCGTAGTAGTAGGAGTTGGGGTCGTTGACCACGTGGCTGGTCACGGCGTGCCCACGAACGCTAGTGGGCGAGACGCGGAACGTCTTGCCCTTGCGGGTCATCGTGTACGCCTTCCGCTCAAAACCAGGGCGGGTGAATCCTGGGCGGTTGTATGACTTCGGCGGCGACGGAGCCTTGATGACGCGATCTTTCGTCCCCTCTTCAAGCCACCACTGGTGAAATGCCCGGTCGGGGCCGGCCTGAACTCTGCCGCCGGCCGCACTCTCCGAACGCTCCTGCCCGGCCCGTCGAAAGCCGATGAGCCCAACGGCGGTGCCGCTCTTCGTGTAGGTCTTCACCTTCTTCGCCACCGCCCGCCGCAGGTTCCCCGTTGGGCCGATGGGCGTGAGTTGCTGCAGCCGCTGGTACGCGGGCTCGATTGCCTTTTCCAGTGCCGCCTTCAAGATGCGGGCCTTGTCGGCAGGAGAGAACAGCCGACCGATAGCCTGCTGCAATTCCCGCAGTTCGGCCATCTCGGCGGTGATTTCGATGCCAGCGGTTGCCATCAGTCCACCCGCTCCGTGCAAAGAATCTCATGCTCGCTGCGGTTGCCATGCTCGAGCAGCGTCGTGATCTCCAGCAGCCGCCCACGCCACGAAATCCGCATGGATTGCGTCAGCCCGGTGACGTACCGCAGCCGCACGCGGTGCGTGAGTTCCGTCTGCTGCTGCCCCGACAACAGCAGCTCGCGGGACGAAAGCCCTTCGACGCTCGCCCACCGTTCGGTGAACGTGGCCCACTCCAGGGTTGTTTCGCCCAGCGTGTTGCGCCGCTCGGTCGCGGATTGAATTGTCACCCGCTCGCGGAGCCGCCCGGGATCAAGAGCCATACAACACCAGCGTGTACGCCGCCGTGCCAGCCGTTCCCATCACGTTGATCGAAAACGACGCCGTCTCCACCGCCTCCGACACGGCTACCTGCCCAGCCCGCGAGTAGATCGTCCAATCG